TTCGGCCGGATGGAATTGTGGCCGGAGTGGACCTATGGGATGCTCTCACCAAGGTCGATTCGGTTGCCTCGGTACCGTACCCTTGGGTCGGACTTAACGAGAAAACTAGAGGTCTGAGGCGGGCAGAGCTTGTCACCTTCACGGCTGGCTCAGGCATTGGTAAGAGCCAAGTCTGTAGGGAACTCGCTCACCACCTCATGAAGCAAGGTGAGACGGTGGGCTACATCGCCCTCGAAGAGAGCACCAAGAGGACCGCCATGGGCCTCATTGGGGTTGAGCTAAACAAACCACTACATCTCAGCCGAGAAGGGGTAACCGATGAAGAACTCCGGGCGGCTTTCGAACGTACTGTTGGGTCTGGTCATTGTTACCTGTATGACCACTTCGGTAGTCTCGACAGTGACAACTTGGTCTCGCGGGTTCGTTATCTGGCTCGGGGATGTGGTTGCGGGTGGGTCATCCTCGACCACCTTTCCATCGTCGTCTCAGGAATCGGGGACGGAGACGAACGACGACTAATCGATAACACCATGACTTCCCTCCGCTCGCTCGTCCAAGAGACGGGTGTGGGGATGCTTCTGGTGAGCCACCTCAAGCGGCCTGAGGGTAAGGGCCACGAGGAAGGCGCACACACCAGCCTCGCCCAACTCCGTGGGTCGGCCGCCATTGGCCAGCTCTCAGACCTTGTGATTGGCCTAGAGCGCAATCAGCAGTCTAAGAATAATGCGAACACCATGACTGTCCGGGTTCTCAAGAACCGTTGGACGGGTCAGACAGGTGTGGCTGGTCACTTGAAGTACGACCAGGACACCGGCCGCCTCACTGAGCAATGCGAGTTCTTCCCCGATGAGGCGGAAGAGAAGCCCGCCTTCTAATCTAACCACCAATTTAAAGGACAATCGAATGGACCGCACCCCGGCTTTCGTGGACGCGATGGGAGAAACTGTCTTCTGGGATGACCTGCGCGCCAGCCTCCTCCTTATCAGAATGAAGTGCCGCATTCTTAGCAACCCTAAGGAGTGGCGCGCGATCAGCCCAAATGCCATGGGGCGGTGGAAGAACCGAGAGGCTCTCCGCATCGACAAGGCCCGGCCGAAGCTCGCCTACCACTAGAGGCACCCCAAATGCACATCATGAGTTTCATAGCGCACACCCTGTTGTGCCTCCGCGCCGGGGGTTTCCCGGACGCCTTGGCAGCGGGTGGTGCCCTGCGGGATTGGCTCAACGGAAGAGAAGATTCGGTCAAGGACGTGGACATCTTCATCCAGGACCAGCCCATGTACCTGGCCAAGATGAATGAAGCCCTCGTTGGCTTCACTCACAACAAGGTGGTCGTCCCCCAACACGTAGCCCAGTACATGCAGTTTGAGGGCGTGGTGTGCGTGCATGAGTACAGCTCCCCGTTGCATCATGCGCCCGTGCAGGTGGTCGTGATGAATCGGAAGGTGGAACCGATGTTCACCATCCAGCGTCATGACTTTGGTATCTGCCAAATCGGGTTTGATGGTGAGACACTCTACACCACACCTGAGTACGACACGGACCAGAAGAATCACACCTTCACGCTCGTGAGGTGCCGTGATGACCGCGACAAGCAGCGAAGTCTCCACCGCTGGGAGAGACTCAAGACACGCTACCCCGATTGGACCCTAAGGATGCCCGCATGACGGCGACAGAACGCTGGAGACGTTATTATGCTAGCCACAGGGAACAGGAGAAACAACGCCGAGTGGTGTATCGTAGAGACCACTTTGAGGAGGGCATTCTCAGCAGAGCGAAGCACCGGGCTAAGACGCTCGGGGTCCCCTTCTCTTTAACAATTGCCGATATTGTTGTGCCCTCTCACTGCCCGGTTCTTGGTATTCCGATTATTTTTAACCACGGCAGGAAGGGTTACTTCCCTAACTCCGTGTCCATTGATCGTATCGTCCCCTCTCTGGGGTATGTCCCGTCAAACATCCGAATTATCTCGGCTCGTGCAAACTTACTAAAGAATGACGCGACGGCCGAGGAGTTGCGGTCCGTTCTTTATTACCTCGAAACCTCTAGGGAGAAGTCTCATGAGCACTCTCTTATTTGACCTGGAGTCTGATGGGCTTCTAGACGGGGTGACAAAGATACACTGCCTTGTCATCAAGGATATTGAAACCGGCGCGGTCCTTAGCTTTCACAATGGCTTCCCTGGTAACCCCTACCACTACGACATCCGAGCCGGTGTGGAGATGCTTCAAGAAGCTGACTGCATTGTAGGTCACAACGTCATCCGGTTCGACATTCCGGTCCTCAAGAAGTTCTACCCTTGGTTCAACCCTAAGGGCGTCATCCTTGACACTCTTGTCTCTGCGAAGCTCATTTGGCCAAACCTCATGGAGCTGGACAAGAAGGCGAACATCAAGGACTTCCCAAAGCAGCTCACGGGTCGTCACTCCTTGGAGGCTTGGGGCTGGCGCCTCAAGGCCCACAAGGGCGACTTCGCCAAGCAGACTGACTGGAAAGAGTTCACTCCTGAGATGCTGTCTTATTGCATCCAGGACGTGGAGGGGCCAACCGCCGCTCTCTGGGCTCTTATCCAGAAGAAGAGCTATTCAGAGGTCGCCCTCAAGGTAGAGCACGACTTTGCCACCATCATGTTTGAGATGGAGCAGCACGGCTTCCGGTTCGATGATGTTGGGGCGCATGCGCTGCATGCCACCTTGGTGAAGCGGAAGTTGGAATTGGAAGAGCAGCTACAGAAGGTGTTCCCTGGGTGGTGGGAGGAGATGAAGCAGCCAGAGTTCTGGCGTGTTTCCTTACCAGACCAACCAAAGGAAGGTTGGGTTGAGACCACGAAGAGTGGTGCCATAGCCCTTGCTAAGCCGGAGTTGAAACGGCTTGGCTGGAAGTTGTCTGAGGCGGTGATTAAGCCGGGCCCAATGAGAAAGAAGCACACCCCCTTCAACCCGGGCTCACGAGACCACATCGCCAGAGCTCTGAAGGAGAACCACGGGTGGAAACCCAAGGTCTTCACTGATGGCGGCAAGCCCCAGATTGACGAGACGACTCTCGAAGGCCTGGAGTACCCCGAAGCGAAGCTGCTTCTGGAGTACCTCATGCTTGAGAAGCGGCTCGGCCAACTGGCTGAAGGTGACAACGCCTGGTTGAAGCTCGTAGAGAACGGGCGGATGCACGGCGAGGTGGACACTATGGGAACTTGGACCAGCCGTTGCACCCACAAGCGCCCGAACATGGGGCAGGTGCCTGCGGTGGACAAGCCCTATGGTCACGACTGCCGTGCCCTGTTTATCCCCAACGAGGGGCATGTCCTTGTTGGAGCTGACGCCTCGGGCATTCAGCTTCGCGCCCTGTCCCACTACCTAGCGCGGTGGGACGAAGGTAAGTATGTGCAGCTCGTCACTACAGGTGATGTGCATACGGCCAATAAGGAAGCTACCGAAGGCATCATCCCGACCCGTGACATGGCCAAGACCTTCATCTACGCGTACCTTCTTGGGGCCGGAGATGGGAAGATTGGTAAGATTATTGGTCAGAGTTCTAAGGTCGGTAAGCAGTTGAAGGAGAAGTTCCTCAAGAACTTCCCCGCCTTCAAGTACCTCAAGAACCGCTTAGAGATTCGGGTAAAGGAATCTGGCTCCATCACTGGTTTGGATGGACGGGTCATCCCGTGCGAGAATGCACACTTCGCCCTAGCGGGCCTCCTTCAGGGGTTCGAAGCGGTCATCATGAAGCGGTCTACCAAGATTCTTTTCGATGACCTCACCTCTCGTGGGTGGGTCCACGGCAAGGACTGGGGGTTCTGCGCAATGGTCCACGATGAATGGCAGATGAGTTCTAGAAAGGAGATTGCTGATGACATTGGCAAGGCAGCCGCAGCGGCGATCACCAAAGCTGGCGAAGAGTTCAACTCGAAGTGCCAGCTCGCGGGTGCGTACAAGATCGGTGAGCATTGGGCCGCTACTCATTAGTGGGGCTAAGGCCCGAGCGGCTCAAGCAGGCATCCCCTTCAACCTCACAATCGAAGACATAGTTATCCCCGAAAGGTGCCCCGCCCTGGGCATCCCATTGGTACCGGGGGTTGGTGTGAGCCACGACGGCTCTCCTCAGTTGGACCGGCTGGTCCCTGAGCTTGGCTACGTGAAGGGCAACGTCGTAGTCATCAGTAAGCTAGCCAACACCATCAAGCAAAACGCATCTCCGAAACAGATTCGTGCGGTTGCTGACTGGTATGAGCAAGCCGTCAATTCGTTCCTCTTAAACTAACTTAAAAAGGACAAGTCATGCGCTCCACCCTCAAGGCCATTGGCCTCGTGGTTCTCGGGTTCCTTCTTTGCACCTACTTCCAGTACACCCTGAATTTTCAGTATACGCACGTCTACGAGACCACTGTCTCAAAGAACGCGCGCCAGGTCACCCTGGCTCTCCAGCCCTACCACGAAGCCCCCGTCATCAACCTCTTCGAACACAAGCCGGACTCTGAGTGAACAACAGGCTAAACGAGCTCCTCTTCTGTCTTGTCGGGATATTCGCTATCTGCGCCTTTGCGTGGCTAGCAATCCTCTCCCGGCTCCTCGAACGGTGGGACCGCAAGCGGTCTTGTGAAAGGTTACTCCGTGGTACTTACTACAAGTGAATACGAGTTCCGAGAGCGGCTCCACGAGCAATGCATTTGGAACCCCAAGATCGGCACACGTCTCTCCGAACGGAAGTGGGTGGGCAAGCCGGTGCATGTGACCTGGCAGCACCCTGAGATGCTTCGGAATGGCACCATGGTCCTCCCCGACTCTAACGGTCTCGGGAAGTCCTCACCTACCTACGGCATCAAGTGGTTTGGGTATGTGCAAGAACTTGGCCGACAGGTTCCTGGTGAAGAACTCCTCCCCATGCCGAAGGACCAAAATGCCTGACATCACCATGTGCAGTGATGAGAAGTGCCCCCACCGGATGAAGTGTTACCGGTATCGGGCAATTCCCAACGGAGACCGGCAGTCGTGGTTCACGGAGAGTCCACGGGTCTTCAAGACCTGTCTCCACTTCTCTCAGATTTACACCGGCAACCCCCACCTAATCCCAGAATCGGAGCTCAAGTGAGAGTCGTGACTACTACAAGAGGGCCAAAGAAAATACGACATGATTTTGGGGTATACTGCACTAAGGAACAAACAATTGTTGCAGAGGGGACGGCCCGACAAATTAAGAACGCTCTGAAACATTACCACGAGCGTGGATACCATTGCTGTGTCGGTGTTGAGTTTGTTGAAGTGGGGTTCGCTTGAGAACCCTCCTAATCGACGGGGACATCGACGCCTACCAGATCGCCTCTAAGTGCGAAACCAAGATCGACTGGGGTGACGGAGTAGAAACCAAATCGGCCGACTCCGAGGAAGCCAAGCGTCAGATTGATGACCGCTATAAGGCCCTCAAGAAGATGCTTGGGGCAGACCGAATGATCGTCTGCTTGTCCGACTCCCAGAACTTCCGCAAGGACATCCTCCCGACCTATAAGGCCAACCGGAAGAACGTCATCAAGCCGGCCCTTCTGGCTGAACTTCGGAAGTACCTCCACGAAGCCTACGAAGTCTTCCAGAGGCCCTACCTCGAAGCTGATGACGTGATGGGCATTCTCGGGACCATGGGTGATAACGACTTGATTTCAGGTGAACGCATTATTTGTTCAATCGACAAGGACATGCGAAGTGTGCCTGGGCTGTTGTTCAACCCTGGCCACCCCGACAAGGGCACCATAGAGATTAGCCTTGAGGAAGCTGACTACTTCCACATGGCCCAGACGCTTACAGGGGACCCGACTGACGGGTACGGTGGGTGCCCTGGAGTTGGCAAGGCGAAGGTCGGGAAGGCCCTCACCAAGAAGCACCCTGACCAGACTCATTGGGAATTAGTGGTCAGACAGTATGTGAGCAAGGGGCTGGCTGAAGCTGACGCTTTGGTTCAAGCTCAAGTGGCCCGTATTTGTCGGGCTGAGGATTACGACTTTACCAACAAACGACCAATCCCGTGGCATCCACTACGGAAGGAGAAGGCAGCGTGAGGGACCTCTACCACCGCTTCATACCCCTCTTCACCATCATCTCGACCCTCACGGCCTTCTGGGTCGCTGTCTGGGTCTACCACGGACACACCACCAAATGAGCCCTAACGAACTCAACTTGTACGCCTTCCTCCTTGGGGTTGCCATTGGAGTCGCAATCTTCGTTACGTATCGGGACCCAAAGTGACCCCTCAACTTATCGCTTTATACTCTTCCGGCCCCTCCTCAGGTAAGTCCGAAGTCGCCTCCCTTCTCGTGAAGGAGCACGGCTTCGTGACCGTGAAGCTCGCCAAGACCCTCAAGTCCATGGTCATGGTCATGCTCCACGACTTCGGGTGCCCGATGGGAGATATGTGGAGGTACACTGAGGGTGACCTCAAGGAGCTACCAATCCCCGGCCTTGGGGTCTCCCCTCGGTACCTCTTCCAGACCCTCGGTACCGAGTGGGGCCGCACCCTCGTCCACCCGAAGCTCTGGACCATGATTGCTGTCAACCGATGCCGCGCGGAGCTCGACAAGGGCTACTCGGTGGTGGTTGATGACATGCGTTTCCCGAACGAATACGAGGCCTTGAAGGAGGCTGGCGGGATGACGGTACGGGTTGTCCGACCTGGGGTTGTGAACCCCGGTGGGCACGTCTCGGAGGGCCTCTTGGATGATACTTTGTTTGACCTAGAGGTCGTCAATTCGGGTACCTTGGATGATTTAGCCGTTTCGGTAGCTACTTTACTAGAAACCTGTCGTCTCTAAATACATAGTATATGGTGTGTTATATTGGTGGGGATGGTTGTAAGTTGGGGTGTTTTAACGCCCCTACAGCCACCCCACCCCCTGTGTACCTACTATAGGTGGTAACTAAAGATGGATGCTGACTCCTTCCCAGAAGTCTCCCTCTCGCTCCTAGAAGCTCTCGAAGGGCTCTACCCCGAGAAGCCGGTGATGCCTAACCAAGGTATCAACGAGTTGATGCACTACGGTGGCCAGCGGACGTTGGTGAAGTGGCTCCGAGAGGTCTACACCGCTCAGACTGCCCCACCGGATGAAGTAGAACAAGAAGCTGACCAAGAAGAGGCCTAGAGACCATCATGTGTTTAGCCAAGCCCACGGCCCCAGCCCCTACTCGGCTGCCTCCTCCTCCCC